TACGGCGATCATGTTCACCGCCCACGATTGTGAACTCTAATTCCATCCACTTGGCTTTTGATGATTGTGATTGCTTGAACCACTGACCTGCGCCGAACTCTTGAAGTTCGATGTCGCCCATCTTGACGACGATCACGGCACGGCACACTGTGCCTGCAGGGATTAGAGTGCGCTCCATTTGTGGTGCGTCTGATACGGGTGCATTATTAAGATTAAGCATTTGCGATTTCTCCTTCGCTAGAATTTTGAACGTTTGGATCAACAAAATCCAATGGACGCTCTGATTGCAATGGTCCAACTGACATTTTTGCCATCAGTTTACCTAAGTGCGGTTCTTCCAATGTGTCGAGCCTACCAGACCTATCTTTGGCAGGGTAGCCCCATTCGTTTAGGGCACCGCAGACGAAGGCACGAAATGGTCCATTGTCTCCCCCAAGGACAGCCATCGTGATCACTTCGTCTACGATTCCCGGCAATTCGCGTCCAGTCTTACTCCCTTCGATCTGTAGCGCGTATTGCTTTCTGCCATAATCATCGGTAACTTCGTCTAGGATGCCGACGAAAATGACATTCTTTTCGCGAATATGCTGCAAGTGTGTAAGCCATGCCATCATTTCGCGACCGTGCATGCCGTAGGCCGCACGAGTGTCCAACTTGCCAGTCCTATCGGATCGTGCTTCTGGCTGTTGTTGGCACCACTGAAAACATAGGCGACCTGCGACTGTGATTGAGTCAACAAAGATCGTGCTAAACTTTGACATAATCTCTTGAGGGTCGCCATATGTTTGCACAACGTAATCGTAATGTGCTTGGCTATATGGCTGATCCTCTGACAATGATGGGTTTGGCCCACCAATGTAGCATGCAAAGTCACGGCATTCTGCCCATGTTTGAGGACGGATAACGTCGATGGGGTATCCTTCGATAGCCGCATCACCCGCTTCTAAGTCCATAAAGAGTGTAGTGTTAGGCTCTAGTGTACGAGCCAGTGTTGTTTTGCCGACACCACTTGCGCCGCAGACTACGATCTTATGACCGCGCTTTTCTGCAAGACGTTGTTCGGCTGTGATAATTTGCAAACCCATTATTCCACCTCTTCGATTGAGAAACCACCAACCTCTACCGTGCGGCAAGGCTCCAATACTTCTTTGATTGCAGGTGGCGCTGTTGTGTATTTACGCTCATCAACCGCAAGTGTTAGCTTGCCGTAATGTCGAGCGTCTTCTTCTGGCATCGCCTCAAGGGCGAGCCCAAGTTCGTTTTGATCCCACGTTACCTTTTTGCGAACAATAGCCTTTAGCTTTTTGTTTCCGGCAACGATATATGTGGTGCCAAAGTCTTTACCATCAGCGCGTAATGCGTCACGCGCTACAGATAACCACATATCTGAGATTTGATCTTCGATGTCTTTAAGTTCAGTTTTCAAGTCTGAGAGAATAAACTTTAACTCTTCTCGACGTTGAAACAGTTCACTACTGTTCATGTCATGCTCCGTATAAATTTTCTAGAGCCTTATACTTAGAAAAGTATGGGATTCGTGTCAACTATTTTTTTTAGAAAGATAAATTTCAATGTTGTGAACAGCTTTCATCAACTTCTTTTTTAGTTTAAATTCAGTGGTTTCCACGCCCTTGGCATCTTCGACAATATGCTCCCAGTTACCTTCAGCGTCTTCTTTATCGTATCGAAAGTCAGCAACGTAAGTGCAGATCTTTTGCCCATTTATTATTATAAGAAAGCGCGGCTGCAGTTCGAGATTCTGCACACGACCCGCTTTTTCAAGAGACTTTAGATATAAGTACCGCTGTGATTCCCACTTGGAATCAAATGTAATCCCATCAACCACAGTCTTCTTGTTGCCGTACTTGGGCCTTGACCTTTTTAGTTTGGGATTATATGTTGGTTTTGAGTACATTATGGGAGTTATGCTAGTGCCTAAACCATCAAAATACAAGTCTATAGGTGTCAACACTGACACTTATGAGAAGATTGTTTACATGGCGAATAAAGATCGTCGTAACATTTCGCAGCAACTGTCGTTGCTTGTTGACCGTGAATACGAATCTTACAGAAAAAAAAGAAAGCCCACCCCTGCGCGTCATGTTACAGGTGGACTATCTGCTCTTATCGAAGACTAAAGAAGCCCTGCGCTTCCAAGACCGCCCAGTAGTGATAACGCCACTGCTGGATTTTCTCTTGCACGTTCGCGAATACCCATCATGCCCATAGGCTGCTGTACCGGGACTGGTGCGGATATTTGTTCGGGTTGTATCGCAGGCTGGACTTGAGGTACCGGGGTCCGTGGCGGGACTGGAGCATTCATCTGGCTCTGCGCTGTATTCAGCAGTGCTGATAACTGACGCGATCCTTCTTGCGCACTTTCTTGAAGAATTTGTGCAGGTGCCTGAGATGTTGCCGAACCAAATGCACTGGCAAGTAGATTGCCAAAGATTTCAGCCTTTGTTTTTTCTGACTTACCTGCAGACATTGCTTTGTATTGACTTACGATTGATTTGTACTGTGGCGCAGAAGATAAAATTTTACCAATAATCCCAAGTCGAGCAAGTGTGGCTAAGTTTTCTAACGGTTTGGCTGCAATGTTCGCTGCGACAAGATCGCCCCCTTCAGCGGCTTTGGAGTTAAAAACCATGACGCGCCCAAAATCTCGCATATCGTCAGCCATTTCTTTACCAAAGACTAACTCTAACTTACCAGATTTATGCTCATCTTGCAGTCTTTTCCCGAACAATTTAAATTGGCTTGGATCAGTTAAAAATGTATCACCAAAATCACCGATAATGTTGTTAACATAAAACGATCTAATTTTGTTTATATCTTCTGCATCATCAAAGTATTTAATGAGCTTTGATACATCAACGTCTTTTGTAGAACGGTCTGCAATAACTTCTGCTGCCGCTGTAGCTGTTAAAGAATCATCCTGAAGTGCTTTAATTGCACGACTTCTCTTCATAGCTGCTTCTTCATCTACAGCAGACTTTAAGTTTCTAAGCAAGCTAATCGCAGGCAGGTCTGCGCCTTCTGCTACAACATTATCAATCATACTTTGAGATACATCAGAAAGGCTCATAACATTCATTTGAGAAGCTAGTTTTTTTATTTCCGGAAAGTTTTTTCCGAACAATTCTTCGCCTGTAGAACCTAACTTTTCTATCTCGTCATGTAGCTTGTGGAAGCTCATTACGCCTTTTCTGTTTGCTTTAGTCGCGTCCTTAAAGGCTTGCCGCAACCATTCCGCACCAATACGCGTTTTAATAGGTGTGAATATAGAAGAACCGCCAACTGCCTTTTCAGCATCTTTTAGTAACTTAGGATTGTTTGGTTTAATTAAGGTATTAGCCGCACCTACTGTATCAACTTCCTTGCCGCCTTTTACCGAAGCTACAAGGTTACGAACACCTAATTTACCGTGTATTCCCTCAAATTGCTCAATGCCTTTTTTAAAATTAGTACGAGCATCAGGAATTGCTTTAGACGCGGCCTTGTACATATCTTTTTGTTCGTCAGTAAGCTGTTTCAATGCAACTCTATTTAAGGCTCGGTTGATTTCCTTTAATTCTAACTGCTCATCCAAACGACCAAGAAACTTTTTCTTCACATCTTCGACGTTACTTGAGCCATAACGAGAAAGCCATGTGTCATTCAAACTCTTACGTGCGCGATACACCTGCGCGAATGAAGCCTTGTCAGGTAAATTAGCAATACCTCTAAGCATGTCTTCTGCGATTTTTTGATTTCCTGTAGTCACACCAGAGAATTGATTTAATCTGTCTTGAGCATCTTTTTTAATTGCGGCTACATTTAGTGATGGAATGTTGCCTGCAGGGTCATCAACCAACTTATTAATTGCAGCAAATTGCGCCTGCATGTCGTCATCAAATTGCTTGTAAGCCTCTCTAAAAATTTTAAATGTGTCATCATCAATCGTAGCATCACGGGCTGTAGCTGCGCCCAATGCTTCATTGGCTTGCTTTAAATTTTCAACAATTCTCTTACTTATTTGTTTTTTCTGATTAGCAATTATCTTATTGCCACTTTTCGCAGCACCTACAAGAACATCTGCAACTTCATCTGGCGTTGCTGCACCATAATCTGAGCGAAAATCATCTAGAGTTTTTTTGATCGCATCATGGTTTTGTTTAAGTCTTGTAGATGTTCCAAAAACCTTTTCAGTCATAGCCTGCTGTCTAGATAAGATTTTGTTTGCACCCACCTGACTAAGTGTAGGTGTGACACCAAATTTATCTATGGAAAGACCAGCAAGTTCTAATTGCTCTGGCGTTAAATCACCACCCGGCTTTCTAAATAGTCTACCAATGGTTTTAAACAAAACCTGACCTGCGCCTTCACCAGCCGCACCGATTAAAGCCTCTGTCCCAGCGTCTTTAAATACTTCACCTGCAGTTTGGCCCTGTGTGCCTTGCACAACTTCTTGCGCTTCTTCTAGTAACTTTACTCCACCAGTACCCAAACCTGCGCCAATCATAGCACCAATGATTGGAATAGGTATAGTAGCCTGACCAACAAGTGCGCCACCTACACCACCTGCTATTTCACGACCAAGACTAGACAAATCAGCAAAGTCTGAACGTGTAAGACCACGCTCATCAATAATTACGTTACGATCTGATTCTACACCGAAACGTTTTGCCCCTTGCGGTGTTAAGGCAAGGCGACCTCTATAATCTCTTGTAAAGTCTGTTTCTGACAGGCCCATAGTTTTGAGAGCCAGAACTTCTTCTTCTGCATCTTCCGCTCGACTTAATTTGCGGCGAAGTTCGTTGTTTTGAATCCCGGTACGGTAGTCGAACTTTTGTTCGGCTTGTCGGCGTGCGGAATCTCTTTGAGCTTTCATGCTTTGATTAGCTATGATGCGTTGAATTTTCGCAAGCTCTGCTGGGTTCGGCGTATCCCCAGCAATCGTAAAGTTCAGCAATCCATTATTTGTTTGAACCGAAACAGTTCCCATAGATTAGCTCCTTACGTCATAAGTTTGGGTCTGAGAGCCATCCTCATTTTGAACCATTGTTGGTGTAAAATAGTTAGCAGAACCACCCAATGATTGATTGAGTTTTTCCATTGTCTTTTCATAGAGCTTATCACCCGCTTCACCCGAATAATAATTGTCGCGATCAGTAAAGTTAGTGATCATTGGCTGCAAAGACTGAAGTGAGCCGTCAAATAGCTTTCTTAATTCTTTAAATGCAACCAAAGACTTTTCTGGGTTTTTGAACGATAAAAGCTCATCTAACGCACCAGATGCAGCTTCGATCTGTGCCACATCAACGTTTGAAATACCGTTACCTGTTTCTTGAGAGATAAATCTTTTAAATCGCATAATGAATGCTCTACGAATAGCGTCAAGTTCATCCTCTGCAGACAAGCCTTTACCTTCTTCACTTCTAAAGAAATCGTCTTCGCTCATCCCCATAGACCTTAAAACGCCTTTGGCACTATCCAAGAATCTTCGACCTGTCATTCCAGCAGGAGTTTCACGAGACAAGTCAATCAACTCATTGGTCAGTTGTTCCATCTCGTTAATTGTATTCAAACCAGAGATTGTTTTGCTGTATGCAGTTCCAATCTCATCTGCGTCCATAGTTGGATTGATAAATACAGGCTGAAGGTTAGACGGGTTTATGCCCATTCTGACCTTGTATGTATTTGTGCCGATCTTAATCTCTTCATTGTATATTGACTCAGGCATTTGACTTACATCTTTGCCCTTAAGTTTAGCTTCTAAGATTTTCATCTTGGCATCATTTTGAGCGTCGATGTTTTTAAGAATCAACTCCTGTCTCAATGCTGCGTTTGACGTTTCAATCGCCTGACTTGCATCCTCATCAGATTTGATTTTTTCTAACGCATACTTACCTGCAGCAATACGAGCTTGCTTTGCATCTTCTTTGGCTTTGGTTAAGTAAGGCATAGCAGCCTGACCTGCCTCGCCAACTGAGCTTAATATGCGCCCGACATTAAAGCCCTTACCCGCTCGGTTTTGCATCAAGCCAAGGCCAAGAGCCATCAGTGCTTGGCTTTTGTCAATCTTTCCCTCTACAGGAATGCCTGTCGCTTCAGAGAACTCTTGCATATACTTTTGCAAAAGTTCCTTGCGATCACCAACCTTCGGAACTTCACGGCCCAAGACGCTCATCATTTCGTCTATACCGCTCATAAATGTGTCTTCTACAGCTTTGTTTTTATCAGGAGAACCAGAATCGCCAAGCACTTTAGCAATAGCGCCCCCCATTTCTGGCATACCCTGCATGTCAGCAATCTTTGCTTCTTCCGCCCGAAACTCTTCGGCGTCTCTTTTTCTTTGCCCTTCTTCTCCTATATTTTTTATTTCATTTACAGGAGGTGGCAAATCTGAAGAAGGCGGTTTTTTAGGTGAAGAAGGCGATTTTTTAAGTAATGTTGATAATAATTTTTCTGGCCCCTCAAGAGCAAAAACACTTGGGTCCGCAGAAAGAATGTCTTCAACAGACGGTAATGTAGACGAAGTTTTAGGCCGCGCAGTTTCCACAACTTCAGCATATGCTTTTGCTATATCTGAAAACTTAGACATGTCAGTAGGTCCGCCAATTGGAAGCGAACCCAAGCCTAAACCTTTGATAGCCTTTTCACGCGGAACACCACGAGACATTATAGATTGAAGCTGTTTATTTGCTAAAGAATCCGCTCCCAGCGCAGATGCTGGACCCTCTTCTGCAAAAACTGTTCGCTCTTGCATAGGGTTAAAGCCCAATCCACCCAGCCCAAGTCCGTAGCGAGACAGTTCTGTCTGGTATTTGCGTAATGAGTCTGTCGCCATAATTGTTCGCCTTATGCAGCTTGGTTAATGCCCTGAAGCGTAGTGTATGCGCCAAGACCAGACACGAACGGGTTAGGTGCAGGAGCATAGTTCTGCTGCGTTTGTGAATAGACGCTTGCTGACGGAGTTCCTGACAGCGCACCGTATGCGTATGTATACGGTAGCAACGCTTGCTCCGTTGGACGCTGATATTCCTGACGCGCTGCGTCGATCATTTGCTGACGATATGCACGTTCTGCCTCTCCTACACCCGTCATAAATGCTAGATCTGCTGGACCAAGAGCGGAATAAACGCGACCAATATCGGCTGTTGTACCAGCCAAAGACCCATATTGACCGCCAAGTGTACCAAACTGAGAGCCAAGCTGACCAACTGATTGACCAAGGCCACCCATCAAACGACCTGCTTCTAAGTCACGAGTAGCCGCCTGCTGATATGCTTGAGATGATGCAGCTAGAGCTTGATCATAATTTCTAGCGCGAAGGTCTGCAGTCGCCTTGGATTTTGCATCTTGAATAGCACGTTCTACTTCTGCGGCTTGAATACCTTGACGAGAACCACCAAACGCCCCACGGCCCACAGCTTCTGCTGACGCACGTTGACGCGCTACGTTACCCTGACGTTCGATGTCAGAAACAGTTTCATCAATTACAGCTTCAGTATATGGATTCATATATGCACCAACATACTGAGATGGGTCGTACATGCCGCGCCCACCAGATACATACTGTGCTGCAGGCCCAAAGAATGTTTTTGCCTCTCCCAAAGAGCCAAGGCCACGACGAAGAGATTCAATGCCACCAGTCGTTGCAGCACCCGCTGTTTCAAAATATGGCTGATAGCGACCTAAAAAGTCTGGAATTCCGTCATTGTTTAAATCTTGAGAAAGAGCTTGTGCAGCAAATGTCTCAAGGCCAAGACCAGTAATTGCACCAGTTTCTGGATCACGACCTTGCTGACCTGCTAGTCTATAAGGTGCTACCTGAAACAAAGTAGGGTCTTGAAGAAGACCCCCCTGAAAAACACCTGAAGTGTCTTCTTCTCCAAATATTCCACCAAGAAGAGCTTTCTCAAGGCGCTCAATGTATTCGGGGCGGCGCTGGATCGTTTCCGTTGTGTAGGTATCAGACATAATTGTTCGCCTTATTCTCTAGCTGATTCATCATGGAATATGCTTTTGCAATTCCTTTTCTTGAATCACCGTTACCCAGACCTTTCACCGCGTCTTTGGTTAAAACAAATTCACCTGCCATTAGCATAGCAGGAACATCATCCTTTTGACCAGAACCTTCTGACGGCATAATCCCACCATTGCGACGAGGAAAATATTGCCCGTCAATGTATCCACCAGCCGCATATTTGTTCGGGATGTTGAGCTTAACACTTCCTTCTCCGCCAAACGGACGAGTTGCCATTCCAGTGCCTAGCCGCTCTTCTTTGTCGAACAACTTAGAGCCAAGACCAGATAAAAGTGATGTAGCTAAAGCCTCACCAACGCGAGAGTTTAAAAGACTTGCCATTTTACTGTTAGGATCAAGTATACCTGCATCCACAAGAAACTTAGCGTATCCTAGTGTTTTTGGGTCTTGCTTAAATACTGGAGAAATTTGTTTTAACGCTTCAGGGGAAGTGCTTAAATATTCAACAGTTTTCATCGCTCTGTCAGCAACTTCTGGTATTTCAGAAGACATATCAGCACCAAGAGAGGCGAGAAGTTCATTTCTTTGCTGTCCTGATGCTGCTGTTTCAGCACCACCACCGAACAAGTTTCCTAGATTAAAGCCATTAGAGCCAAGCCCTTGCTGAAGGGCTGTAAACATAAGAGCGTCTTTTGTGTCACCGCCTAAAACTTTTGAGGTAAGGTAATTTGCAACCAAATTAGATGCTAAATCGCCGCCTGTAAAAGCTCCAAGCCCCTTTTTTATAAGGTCACCTAATTTACTCATACAAACGCTCCAGATACTGTTTATACATTTTTAACACACTATGACACGATTTCAAAGTGGGGAGCGTCAATAAATGGCCTGCGCCCTTGTCCACGGCGTGTGTCAATATAATCATTCATAGCGGATTCCATGCTACCTTCCCAATAAGCAATGTTCGGCACAGTCCATGCGGCTCCCCACTTTATAGGCACGTCAACTGCCCTAGCGCCTTCTGCCATCGCATCCGCAATTTCATCATACAGATTTAATTCCCAACGATCACCTGCGCAGTAAGCCATAAGATCTACGGCGTGACCATCAAGATGCTTACTCTTCATAGTCTTGCTTGCACCTTTAGCGACCAACACACGCTGCTCTTCAATAGTTCTCAGCCCACAAATCACAGAAAAATCTTGTTTCGTCACTGATATGGCATAACGGACAACAGCCACCATACGCTCATCCACGCCCTCTAGCTTCTCCAAGCTGCGCTTGCCTAACTTATAACTCATGGTTTCACCTTCATATATTTTCCTACAGCCCTACCCCCAAACCAAAAACTGATTATGGCGGCAAACAATCCAGATGTTGCATCATCCCATATTAACGAAAGAGAACGCCCTAAATCATTACCTGCGTCCATTAGAGCAATAAGAGCCGTTACTTTGATGGCAACAAAAAGAGCAAAGAAAACGTAAGTAATGACAGGACGGACAGACCCTCTAAGTCCATTAATGAACCAACCAGCATCGATACTGTCATGCTTGTATAAACCTTCCGTCTCTTTAATCTCCGCTTGCTTGTCCATGATGTTAAGCTGCAATTCATTGCGTTTTGCCATCATGTCCATTTCAAGCTGCATCCGTTCAAGATTGTGCTTATGCTCCTGCCCAGCCTTAAAATAATTCAAAACCTCTGGCAAAAACGATGTACCAAAACCAAGCAAGCTGCCAAGAAGTGTAATCATACCATCACCGTCCCATATAAACTCATCTTTGTGTTGAGCAGAAACTCAAGCGCCCTAACCATAAGGAACACTATAAAGTCCTCAACGGTTGTCATACTTTTCCTCGTGAACAACCTTTTCAGACGTAACCGTAGTTTTAGACTCTTTGCCCATCCATATGCCGAAACAACCCGTCAGAGCACCCATGCACACAGATACTAATCCTGATTGTGCTACTGATGGGTCAGGCAAACTCATAAACCAATGCACCGCTTGGTAGGTTAAGATTGTAACCGCCAACATCATAAGACGTGGAAGCACCTTCCAATCATCAAGCATTGTACGTGCCATTTAGACCTCCATATTTACGATCTGGCCTTGCGGCTGTAGTTGCGTATTCTGCGCCCCAAACTTATCATAACTGAGCATTAAATCAAGTTGCGCACGTTCTAGAGCCTTAGAGAGCTTGTGAGCGCGTAAATGCTCCTTTTGAACCTGTTGCTGTGCCTGATGATTTTCGATGCTCTCACGGCTTCTCTGTGTCTCTACAGCAAATGGCAGGTTTCCTACGGGATCAAGCATTGGCGAGCCACACGAATCCTACGAGGCACCCCACCCCTATGATGAATAGTAATATTCCTGCCACCCATTCTACGATCTTTTGTTTGATCTCCATCTTACGAAACTCATGTTCACGCTTTTGTTTTCGTATCTCGGCTTCTATTCTCAGAAATTCTTGCCAGTGAGATGGTCCTAATATGGCTGGGTGCGATATTAAGTCCCGCAACTCATCACGCATCTTTTGGGCCTGCTTCCGCGCTAGAAACACTTCCATAGCTTGCGCCTGTGCTCCTCCACCCAACGCCTTGTACCAAGGAGGTTTCTCCGCCATCTTTTCGGCTTGGTCAATATCAGCCATGCAGTTAGCCCATTTCTGCAACTGTTGGCCCATATCTCCGAGTTCACGGCCGACTTGAACGCCTTGCTTTAAAAAACGGTAAGCAGCCTGTGCGCCTGCAATCGCAACGCCTATCTCTATCATGTCTCATAAAACCTCACAGGGCATGTGTAGTTGGGGGAAACTACATACCGTTTATCATACCATAAGTATGAAGGTCTGTCATACCCACAGTCGTAATAACAGGCTTGATATAACAAGCTACCATGTTGAGGGGAAAAAATGTGTCCGAATCCCACGAACACAAGTATGCACACTAGGCTTCACCAGATATAGCCTCTGGCGCAGTTACGGAAATACGAACCCCTGTTGCCTCAGAGCCTGTCCAGCCATTGCCACATTGTGGGCAATTACCATTAGGATAAGACGCAATCTCTTCGGGGGTATCAACCGCGTTATCGCAAGAAGCACAGTGGATTAAATCTTGGCTAGTAGACGGTTTCCACTTAGAACCGTTTGCCATTGTTAAAATAGTATCACTCATGTTGTTGTCACCGTTACTGAACCAACTGCACCTGTCCCAGAAGAGCCACGAGCATGTGGAACATTTGTTCGAGTTATTTTTACAAAACCATCCTGCTGGAACAATGCGCCTACTTCCAAACCACTATCATCAGTCTGCAAGTCAGTAAGAGTTAACTTTGTCGCACGTTCTTCGCCCGGGTTTTGTTGCTGCTGCATATATGTAGAAAAACTCCGCGTTAAGTTTGCGAAGTATTGCTGATCATATTCTCTTGGGGGTACCGCAAAGTACGGAAGGATTAAGTCACGAGACACTACCGCCTCCCGTCTGTTCTTATATCCAAGCGTGGCGAACCAAGTCGCCAACCAACACCGCTGTCATCGGACTCTATTCGGAATGCAAAGCTACGACCTCTCAAGCGCAAATGTACTTGGTTCGTAAACTGCTCAACAGGAACAGATGCGGTTTTGGTTACTGCTGATTCTGTTGATTGCAGGTAGTTGCCACCGGGGAAATTTCGGGTCTTAATCGTAATGTTAGCCGATGGGCTAGATGCTGTTGATCCTCTAAACGTCAAATCTGGTATCATACGGCGAATGAACGCGAAGCTGTCTCCATCACCAATATCTACTTGGCTTGATTCAATATACGCAGTAAAGGCAGAGCCATCGTCATCAAAGCCGCGTTCTTGTGTGTATAGATAATTGTTTGGGCCTGCAGCAATCGGATTATCAAAGATACCGCGATCCATCCAAAAACTACGAGCCAAAGTTCCGTAATACCAAACTTGCTGTTGATAGTTGTAAACTACATAACGGTCATTAGTTTCACTATTAGCTGACGGATAAAACCACCATATTTCACTGAACGCCGTGTTTGTTGCGGCAACAACTTTTTCACGTTGCAGTGTATTAAAGTCATCAAAAACAAAATCACGAACCGTACAGGGCAAACGTTGAACTGTACCACCGTAAACATAGAACTCGTTTAAGCCCATCCAGAACACGTTGTCTTCAATCGCCACTGCAGATAACGGTCCCATAGTTGTGATATGCTCAGATATTAGGTTAATACCAAATGTAAATGGTGGTCCCAAGAACTGCATCGCGTACAGCGATTCATCGGTGTAAACCAGAATCTGCTGTCTTGTTTCTACTGCCGTGACGATTTCAGAACCAGAGCCAAGACGAAGTTCGCCTGCAGTATTGTCTGGCCTTGTTTCCCAGTCCGTTAGACTTTCTTGACTAGAAAAGCGAATAACCAATGGGTCTTGAACGCCGGGATCATTCTCTGGATCACACCCAAATGCAATAACGTGACGGTCACGGTCAGATACCAAAATTTGTTTGGCTATCGTAGGCGCACTGTTTGATCCCGCTAATGAATCCAAACTAACCGCCCGTGTTGTAAATCCGCCTGTCTTATCCCAATAGTAAATGCCGCCGTTGCGGACATTCATTAACAGGTCTTCGCCAAAGTTATCGTGCGACCAGATACGCAGTGTGTTTGTCACGATAGGCGTAGTAGCCGCCGATCCCCACGCGCCACGGCCCCAAGTGCCAACCCCCCAACCTGCACCAGTTGCAGTGGTGTCTAGACCAACACTAACTTGATACGCAGCAACGCAAGACGCGCCACCGTTTCCAGTGTCAGAACCATCTGCGTCAACCTCAGTAGGGGCTAATGCGCCATCCACAGTGATGTCTTGTATCGTTGTTCCTGCGGAACGCGCTGTAATGGTGTAGTTGTTGTCATCAACTACGCTTACGACATAATACTCTTGGTTCAGTACGTCCGCTGTAATGTTGCCACCAAGACTTGTAGCACCGCTGAAAGTCATAAAGTCGTTGACCACGCAACCGTGATTAGTGTCTGTGACTGTGATCGTTGATGATCCACTTGTTGCAGAGAAGGTTACGTCACCCGCAGCCGTTGTGTTGCGAATGGGCGTAATGTCGTTAAACAAACCACCGTCTTGGTTAATGTAATATTTAAGGGATGTGCCAATACCAATTAAGCGACTGTTGTCTAACGCCACCCAAGGGTGCATCGCACGGGCTGTTCCGAGATAAGATGCTGATGCAAACTTCTCCCACCCACCAATTTTCTCAGGCATACCAAAGCGAAAGCGTACTTTGTCCACATCGTACCAACCACCTTCGTTAGTATACGAGGTGGTTTCTCTGTTTACTCCGGGCTTAAACTGTAGCTTGGTGAGAGGCATGGCACCACCTATGCATTTAGAGCAGTAAGGTCATCCCAAACACGTTGAGCATGTGAAGTCGCATCAAAAGAAACAGTTGCATTTGGATCATTCGGGTCTGGGTCTGCCCAGCCGTTTGCCTCTGCCTGTGCCGATAGATATGACTGCAAGTCAGCTTGTGTGGCGATTTCCTCAATAGCGTCAGAAGTATCTGCGCCATCCGCTGAAATGCCAATCATAATCCAATCTTGCGGTGACGGTGTGCTTGGGTCTGCAACCGCGTACATCCCACCTGTTGATTGTGGGACACCAAACTTTAGCCATGCTGGGATAGTCCCATCGGCATCAAGTCTGTATTTTACAACTTTATGAGCCATCCGTTTGATCCTCTAATTGTGGGGTGTTCGTCAAAGATGTTTCGTCTAGTATAGCAAACCCGCGACTCTCTGCAAAGGCACTTGGACAATGCGCCCATTTCTCTGCACAAGCCTCTAGCCATGCTACTGTGTGATGATGCTCTGGTGCCTTGCCTTGCTTGATTAGCTCGTTTTCCCATTGAAGGTATGAAAAAACTTCTGCTTGCGCCTGTGCTGCGTTGATGCCCAAATCAAACACATATATCAAGTTGCCTTCATCAATGTTACCACCACGACTACGCGCTGCATTCAGAGCCTGCTTCATGCAGGTCATAATGTGGTATTTGACTTCTTCTCGCTCATAATCTTCTTCGGTCAGTTCATCCTTGCCGATCTTCTTCATCAGGTTTTCATACTGATTACTAAAGAAGTTTAGCTTGCGAACCGCACCTTCAACGTAGCCACGGGATGACGCGGCTTGCGCTTGCTTTTCGTTAATCTTTATCTCTAACATTTCGCGCTCAAGGTCGTCTGTTTCTTCTTCTAACTTGCGCTCTAACTTCTTGAGCTTGACTTCTTCCTTTTTCATGCGGAAGTAGCCTTCTTGCAAAGCCTGTTTGGTTTTTTCAATTTCTGCGAGGCTATGTTTAATAGAACGGATAGGCGTGATTGCAGTAACGTCTAGCGTCACCGACATCATCTGCGAGTGCGATTTATAGAAGTTGCTGGATGCCTGCGCGATTGCAGGTGCTTTTTCGGCAATGTTTGCCAACATAGACTTGTATTCGGGCTTCGCGCTTGGAAGCTGAATGTTAATGTCTGGCGTTGTTAACGCGATTTCCTTTTGTGTATCTTTTGGCATGGTGTTCTCCCTTGTTATGTCGCTGGACGCAAAGCCAAAGTACAAGAAACGCAGCTAAAGCTGCTGCTTGTTGAATCGCTAAAGGTAAACGCCGCAGGGTCAAAAGCCCCAGATTCCCAGTCAGAGTAAGACCCCATACCAACACATGGCTTGTATGTTTGTGTCCCTGAAAGGGTGAGAAAGTTACTCAAGTCCGAAGAACTATATGTATCTGCGCTTTGATGGTTATGCCCCCCGCACCCACCAGAGATAATCACTGCACCATCCGTCACAGGAGTAATAGCAGGAGGGTCTATTAAGAGGGTATTCGCCTGTCCATTTGTCGTAGGGGTAACATCCATTGGAGTTGTCGTATCAACATTTCTCCAAACCTGCACCGCCATGACTGGCCCCCAAGAACTTGTACTTGTAGGGGTGTTACAGGTAACAGATGTGTCGGGCGTTGCTCCCATAACCTTATAACCTACAAGCAAGTTTCCCGCATAACTATCATTTTGAAACAAATCAGCAACTTCGGTATAACCACTT